AGGAGACGCATGGCTACCACTCTTCGGAGAATGGCGACCTCGCCACGCTCCGCTCCCTGCTGGAGAGAGTTTCTTTTATCCGCGATTATCCGGAGCCAGATAATACGGCCAGCGAGGACAACGACCCTGCGGCGAATAGCACTCCTAATCACCGCACTGACATCGAATATGTGCGGAGCCTAGAGGCACGGCTGGAAGAACTGCGAACCGCCGCCGACCAAGCAGATGCGGAGTACCGTACCGAGATCTCCAGCCTGCGCATGGCTACGGCGAGGCTGTCGGCAGCGAACACATGGCTGCAAGAAGAGATAAAGCGACTGCGGCTCACCGACGCGGAGCGGGAGGCGATCCGCTGGTTTTCCGATTACGGCGATTTGCAATCAGAGGCACGGCGAGCAGAGGTGCTACGCGGCCTGCTGGAACGAGCGCAGTGAGAACGATGAAGCTCACTAGCCGAGTGAGCGAAGCGAACTCGGTCTAGTGCAGCGAGTGGTTCGGCGGCATATGCCGCACCACCGGGTCGCGTCGCCTCGAAAAAACCGAACGGTTTGGCGCGTCGATACTGCGTTACGCTCTACGGCGAGCATCAACGCAGTTATGCTGCGCCTAGAGCGTAACGCAGGTGTCAAATCGCTGCGCCACGCCCCTCGGCCCTCTCTCAGCATTGCGTCACCAAGTGATGCATATGTCCGACGAACTAGTGGATACGCGGACCCGTATATCCGCCACCGCTGGCCGTATATCTGCAAACCGTCAGCGCCGTGCAGCCGCTAGTCACAGGCTTGTCGCGCTAACGCGGATTATCTGCTGCATATCTCGCCGTCGTGTCACGTTTCGCGACACGAAAACTTGACGTATGTCAAAATCGACGAAAAGCGAACACGTTCGCGTATGAGTCGGGCCCGCTGAACGCCCGTATCGGCCGGGAGGTAAAATGGCGGCAAGGAGACACCGCCATGCCAGCCTATCTCGACGACGCATTTTGGGATGAGGTCGACGACGAGATCGAGTGCGATGTCTTCATTGAGTTTCTATAGCCGGTCGTGGTAGTAGACATTGGTACACTGGTGTTAGGGGCCGTTTTCGGCCACTAAACACCGGAGTGCCCGCGTGCCAACCAACGACGAGGTGATCGACGCGATCGCTGCGAATCTGACGCAGCCGAGACGTGCCCGCACCGACGCTGGTGAGGTGGAGCAGCACGAGCTCGACCGCCAGGTTGAGGCCGCGAAGTTCGTTCTGAGTTCGCGAACCTCGAACGCGGCTTCGCCGTTCGCGTGCATCCGTTACGCCCAATGCCAGTATCCGGGGGCCGGCTGAGAATGGGGATCTTCTCACGCATTCTTGGACCATCACGGTCCACCATGCAGTCGACGATCGACGCCCAAAAGGCAGCGATCTCGACGATGGTGCGTGCGAAATACGATTCTGCCCAAACGACCGACTTGAACCGCAACCACTGGTCGCGGGCCGACAACCTCTCGGCCGACGCCGGGCTCCAGCCGCAGATCCGCCAGACCCTCCGCAATCGTGCCCGCTACGAGTTGCGAAATAACTCCTACGCGGCCGGTATCGCATCGACCTGGTCCAACGACCTGGTGGGCACCGGCCCGCGTCTCCAACTCGATCTCGGACCCGACGTGTCGCCCGAATCGGTGCGGTCGGTCGAGACGGCTTTTATCGACTGGTCCGACCGGATCGACCTCGCCCGCAAACTGCGGATCGCGAAGACCAGCAAGATTTCCGACGGCGAAGTGTTCGGTCTCAAGACGAACAACTCGCGGCTCCGCGGAGTGCAGCTCGACCTCAAGCTGGTCGAGGCCGATCAGGTCATTTCGCCGATCGGCTACCTCACCGAGAACGACGTGGACGGCGTCCGGTTCGACGCTGACGGCAACCCGACCGACTACTGGGTCGCGAAAAACCACCCCGGATCGCTGCTGCCGGGATTTGTTCTGGATGGTCAGTGGATCGAAGCGGAGTACGTCTGCCACTGGTATCACGCGACCCGCCCCGGCCAGCACCGCGGCGTGCCGGAGATTGCCCCGTCGCTGGAGCTGTTCGCCCTTCTGCGGCGTTACACGCTCGCGGTGGTGACGGCCGCCGAGACGGCGGCCAGTTTCGCGGCGATCTTGAAAACGACCATGCCGGCCGATGGGTCAGGTGCCGCGAGTCTCTCCACCCTCGAGACGATGCCGATCGTCCGCGGGATGGCGATCGCCGCTCCCGACGGGTGGGAGCCGGTCCAGATGCGGGCCGAGCACCCGACCTCGTCGCACGACGCATTTGTGCGTCGGATGCTCAATGAGATCGCCCGGTCGCTGGATATGCCGTACATCGTCGCCGCGATGGATTCGTCCACCGCGAACTACAGTTCGATGCGTGGCGATTACCTCGTCTACCGCAAGCGGATCGCCGTCGAGCGGTCGGACATGGAACGGGTGTTCCTTGACCCGCTGCTCATGTCGTGGCTCGACGAGGCCGTGACCGCCGGCATCCTCCCGCGTGGTCTCCCGCCGTTCGCGTCGTGGAACTGGACGTGGACGTGGGACGGGTTTGAACACGTCGATCCGCTCAAGGAAGCCGACGCCGATGCCGCAATGATCGGCAGCAACATGGCGAGCCTCGCCGAAGTCTGTGCCAAGCGTGGCCGCGATTGGCGGATCGTGCTGCGGCAGCGGGCGATTGAGAAGTCGATGGAGCGCGAACTGGGCGTTGACGCCCAGCCGGCGGCGATGGCTGCCGAGGACGACGAGGACGGCATCGAGGCCGCCGACGGCTACCGCCCCCCGCAAGCCGCTCGCGACGCTGCCCGACGTGGTCTCGAGTTGCGACGCGAGTACGGGCGTGGCGGCACGGCGATCGGCGTGGCTCGTGCCCGTGACATTGCCAACGGCCGATCACTGTCGCTCGACACGATCGGGCGGATGGTGAGTTATTTCGCACGCCACGAGGTTGATAAGCAAGGCCAAGGGTGGTCGGAGGGCGAGGACGGCTACCCGTCGGCCGGCAAGATTGCGTGGCTGTTGTGGGGCGGTGACGCCGGCCGTTCGTGGGCCGAAGGCGTCTACAAGCGAGAAACCGAGGACGCCAACTCATGAGCAATCGCATCGAACTGTCAGCGGCCCTCAACGTGCAAGCGGCCGACGAGGCCGCTGTGCCGACGTTTGAGTTGGTGGCCTACACCGGGGCGAGCATCCGCCAAGGGTGGTCGCGAAACCCGCTGGTGGTGGATCTCGCACACATGGACGCTTCGCGTCCGATCCCGATTCTGTACGCCCACGGCAAGGAAATGCCTCTCCTCGACTCGGTGATCGGCAAGAGCCTGGAAGCCACCAACGACGGCAACCAGCTCATGCTTCGCGGTGAACTGATCCGCGGGACGCCAGCGGCCGACAAGCTCATCGCTTTGGCGAAGGCCGGGGTGCCGCTGCAAGCGAGCATCGGTGCCGACGTTGGCTCAATCGAAAACATTGCCGCGGGAGCGAGCGTGACCGTCAACGGTCGCGAGTTCCCCGGCCCCATCAGCGTTGCTCGTGGAGCGGTTCTCCGCGAGACGAGTGTGGTCCTGTTCGGTGCGGACGCATCAACGTCCGCGGCTATCGCCGCCGAGGCGAATGAGGTTTCCAACATGAGCGAGCAGCTCAACGAGAAGCCCGTCGAGGCCGCCGTGCCAACGACGGAAGCCACGGCGATTGTCGCCGCGGACCAGAAGGTGATTGCCGGCAACGACGGTGCCAACACCATCGACGCCGAGGCCGTCGCCAACATCGTGCTGGAACGGCTCCGTGCCGACCGGCTCGCCGAGGTTCGTGCCGAGCGGCCCAGGGCTCCGGCTGCCCACGTCGTGGACGCTTCGGCGGCTCACGACCCGCGGGTGATCGAAGCGGCTCTCTGCCTCAACGGCGGACTCGGCAACGTCGAGAAGGCCTTCGACCAGAAGACCCTCGAGGCGGCTGACCGTCGGCGTGGCAGCACGTCGCTGCAGGAAGTGCTCGTCGAGGCCGCCCGTGCCAACGGGTATCACGGCCCCGCTCGCATCTCGGCCGGCAACGTGCGGGAGGTGCTCGCGAGTGGTTTCGCGACGCACAGCATCAGCAACGTGCTCGCCGCGACCTACGGCAAGTTTCTTCTCCAGGGCTACACCGCTGTCGAAGCGGCGTGGGACCAGATCGCGTCGATCCGCAGCGTCAGTGACTACAAGACGGTCACCGGCGTGCGGCTCAACGGCGGTTTCGATTTCGAGGACGTTGGACCTTCCGGCGAACTGAAGTCGGCCGACGCTTCGGACGAGACGCGGACGATCCGGGCCAAGCTGACCGGCCGTATGTCGTCCATCACGATGGTTGACATCGTGAACGACGACCTGGGTGCTCTCACCCAGGTTCCGGCCCGTCTGGGCCGCGGTGCCGCGGTGAAGCTCAACAAGGATTTCTGGACGGAGTACGAGCTGAACAACAGCACGTTCTACCGGAAGGAAACCGCGGCTGCCGGCAACGCCCTCCAGCTCTCCGCTCTGCGGACGGCGGTGGCGTCCTACCGGAAGTTGACCGATCCGGACGGCAACCCGCTGGGAATCACGCCGCAGATCCTGCTCGTCCCGCCGGAGCTGGAGATGACGGCCGAGGAGCTGATGGGCTCGTCGGTGCTCATCACCGGAGAGAACGTGACTCGCGGAAACGTGAACGTGTTCGCCGGCCGGTTCCGTGTCGTGTCCAGTGCGTACCTCACCAGCGGTACGACCTGGTGGCTGATGGCGAACCCGGCCGAACTGCCGGCGATGGAAGTCGCATTCCTCAACGGCCAGCGGCTGCCGACGGTGCAGCAGGCCGAGGCGGACTTCAACATGCTCGGCATCCAGGTTCGCGGCCACTTCAGCTACGGCGTTGCCAAGGCTGAGGCCCGCGGTGCCTACCGGATGGCGACTGCCTGATAAGTGACGTGAGATCGTCCCCGGCCGGCGAGGGTCAAACTCGCCGGCCGGGGTAACAAACAAAACCCCCTCTGATGTGAAAGGTTTCTCAAAATGGCTTCTTACAGGACTGAAGGCGACAAGCTCGACTACACCCCGACTACGGGCGTGGCGGCGGGCGACATCGTTGTCCTTGGCTCCCTCGTGACACTGGCCGATCGGGCGATTGCCGCCAATGAACTCGGTGCGGTGCTGACCAACGGCGTCGTGACCGGCCCGTGCGGCACTGGCGTGACCGGTGCCCAAGGCGACGCGATCAAGTGGTACGCCACCAGCGGCGTGTTTCACGCCACGACCGGCACCAACTGCGGTTACCTCGCCCGTGCCCGTGCTGCTGCCGACACGACCGTGTCGGTGCTCCTCTGGCCGGGTTCGTGATCGACCCCACGCAAGGGGGCGGGTGCGGCCAGCTACCGGCCGTGCCCGCCCCTCTCGCACCTGGTGACCAATGCAGGACATGATCGCCATTGGCGAGGCGTGGTTTCGATCGCAGCGGCGTGAGCACTTGGCGACTGAGGTTTCGTATCAGCCGACCATCGGCACCACGCGAACAGTGCGGGCGACTGCCGTCGTTGGGCGATGGGAGTCCATAGATGCCGCCGGCCAAATGCTTCGGACGGAGACGCAAGACTTTTTCGTTGACACGACGGACCTTGCCCAAGACCCGAAGAAGGGCGACCGGATCGTTGCCGGCGGCTTCACTTACGAGGTGATGGTCCCGCCGGGGGCCGAGCACCACTGGCGGTGGTCGGACCGCAATAAGACGCTGAGACGGATTCACACGATGGTGACCGATGGCCCAGCCAACCGCACTCCGGCCGTCCCAGGCCCGCCGACCGCCGTTGTCGGCGTGAATGACTTGCCCGTGACTTGGACGGCCCCTGTAGTGACCGGCGAGTACGCCGTGACTTCCTACAAGGTCTACGCCGGCGACGTACTGCAGGAAACCGTGACGGCCCCATCGACGACGAGCGTTGGGACGTGGCCTGGTGGAACGGTGATCCGGGTGTCGGCAGTGAATGCGATCGGCGAGGGGGAAAAAAGTTCGCCAGTCTACCTGCCTTTGTTTCCGCTGTTCGTCTTTACTGGCGAAAGCAACAGCGGTGGCCTGGGGCTCAACAGCCAGGCTTCTGCGGAAGAGCTGGCCCCGCGTTCGCAGCTTCAGATACTGAACAACTCGTCGCTCGTTTTTGAAGCATTGGACATCGGAACAAACAACCTGTTAGGTCATGGTGGACTTGAAAGTTACTTCACAACTTGTCACGGAATAGAGTTGCAACTTGCCAATCAGGTTGTCGCCGGCCGCTGGCCGAAAAGCACAGCGTATCTCGTAAAAACCGGCCAAGGCGGATACAAGATTTCAACATGGCTGAATAACACTCAGACCTTCGCGGCTACGTTTTCTCAACGAGTCGCAACGGCCATGCAACTGCTTGAGGATAATGGCATCGCGTATCGGCCCGTCGTGTTCATGTCGATCGGCATCAACGATGCTTTCGACAACACAGACCCCGCGACGTTCAAGAGCAACGTCAAGGAAGTGCATGGGAACATCCGGTCGGTGCTCGGGAGCAACACGCTGATCGTGATGACGCTGTTTGAGAGTCCCATTGCGTCATATCAAGAGAACGACGAAATAAACGACGTGATTCGGCAAATCGCATCCGAAGATAGTAACGTCCTTGCAATCAGTACGGCGGGGTTTCAAGCGGACGGCGGATCGCACTGGTCATACGCCGGGCTCAAGTCAGTTGCCGATGCTTTCCGGACGGCTGTGTTTAGCAACGCTGCGGATTTTTCGATTCAAGATCAGGTGGTTCGCGTGCCGCCTAAAAGCCAACTCGCCGCATGGTATGACGCCGCTGATCGCGGGGCGTTTTTCATTGATTCCGGAAAGGTGTCGAGCTGGTACGACAAAAGCGGCAACTCAAGGACGGCCACGCAAAGCACGCCAGGAAACCGTCCATCTCTGGCCGGCACGCTGAATGGAAGGTCAACCGTAGCGTTTTCTGCGGCCTCAACAAACTTCCTGAACATGACGTACAGCGGCTGGAGTCAAAACCCGCTAACGATTTATGTGCTCTATAAGGCCACTAAAACGTCATCTGGGCTGCACACGTCCCTACTCAGCGGAGGGTCGAACGCCATCTACGTTGGCCGCGAAGGCAGTGCGGACGCTGTGTTAAAGGCTGGATCGGGGACGCACGCAACGGCTGCGGGCGACTCTGGCTGGCGGCTTCTTCGGTACTCGCAGAGCGGATCGACGTGGAACCTGTCATCGAACGCAAACACAGCGTCGGGGACGAACGGGCCGACATACGCCTCAACCAGCGCGTTTCAGATTGGATCTTACGCCTCGCTTTCATCGTTCTGCCTGGACGGCGAAATGGCTGAGATGCTGATCTACAACACAGTAACCGATGCCGCCACCGACCAGCGAGTCAGGAGATACATTCAGCAGAAGTGGGGAGTGTAAGTATCATGCCGGGCGACGTGGCTCATCCAGCGCTGTGAGCGAAGGGCTGAGTTCGGCGTCGGTGACGGCTGGCCTGGCGTAGCCGAGGAAACATCAACATGGCAAAAAATATGATCCGGCGTCCATTCCATCGAGGCGGCATCCGCACCAGTCTGCCGGTGACGATCTATCGTCGGGCGTCCAATCAGTTGCACCCCGAAGCCCAGGATTGGATCGACCGCGTGGTTGCGAACGGCGGCCAGGTGAGTTCCGCGACGGCGGGGGCGGTGAATACGTTCTGTAGTGCGATCGCCGACGCGAGCATCCGCGACCGCTTCTACCGGCTCAACTTGTTCTGCGGCACGGGACTCAACGCCGCACTGGTGCCGCTGTATCGGGGACCGTCGCTCGGCGACACGCAGTACGGCTGGACCACCGACAACAACTTCGGCCCATTCATGCCAGAGAACTACAACGAAACTGGTGCGAGCGGAGGGCTGATTGGTAACGGCAGTACCAAGTACCTAAAAACTGGCTTTATACACAACACGCTGCCGCAGAACGATTCGCATATTGCCTCATACGAGATTAGCCGAGCGACGGCAACATTCCGAACAAGCGTCGGGTGTAGAAGCACCGGAACTACAGGCTGTTTTATCCTCGGAACTTGGGCGAGCACTTCGCAGTATGCGTTGGTCGGCTACGAGAGCAACTCAAACCTTGCGTTGTCCAACAACGGCGGCGGCTTTTACGTTGGCACCATTAACGGCGCATCAACGTCAGCGTTGTATCGCAATGCGACTGGGAAAGTTACCACAACGCTGACAACCAGGACGCCTGGTTCGCAAGAGATTTTTGTTTTTGCGTTGAATGACGGCGGATCGTTTAGCGTTCCAACGGACGCGCGGCTTGCCGGTTACTCGTTTGGCCTAAAAATGTCAGACGATCAAGTGATTGCGTACAACGCTGCAATGCAGGCGTTTCAGACTGCGCTAGGGAGAAACGTCTAATGACACTCGCTGAACTGACGCTTCCGGCGACACGCGACAACTGCAAAGACATCGCCCTAGTCTACCACTACGATGTTGCCGTCGCACTGTACCAAGTGCAAGTCGAACACGGCGACCCGCGCCACGTTCCTATTGGTCGGGAACTGACGGATGGCCGCTGGATGATGCTGGGCGAGGTGCTGTCTGAAGTCGGGCCGGGCGGTCTGCTCTTTGGTGCGTTCCGGCACATCACGCCCGAGATGATGGCGAAGGTGGAAGTCATCCCGCTGGCTGATGCTACTTCCCTCCTGCCAGAGTGCCCTAGCCCTGTGGGCTAGTGAACTTCCGCCGCGTGAAATCCGGGGTTTACGCCGACGCCAATCCCGCTAGGCTAACCGGTGAACAGGTGAACACCGGCATGATCGAACACCTACACAGACTCGCGGCCCACGCCTACTACGTCGGCGAGCACGACGCTGGCCGCCGGGCGTGCGAACGGCTCATGCGTCTCCCTCTCTCCGCGGAGAAAGAGGAGAAGGTGCGGTCCAACCGCACTTGGTACACGCGGACGCTGACCGATCAGGGCGTCGCCGCGGAGTTCACGAAGATCGACGTGCCGCCGGCCCGCGTCGGATGGTCGCTGTTCAACCCGTCGGTCGTGAGCCACCGCGACCGGTTGCTGGTCAACGTGCGATCAAGCAACTATTCGATCGACGAAAACGGTCGCTACGTCATTCCGGCAGAGGACCGGGAAGCGATCCGGACATACAACTGTCTCGTCGAAGACGGGCACGCACGATATTGGGCCGCCGACTACGAAGCCACCGGATTCTCGGTGACGGGGCTCGAGGACGTGCGGCTCAACTCCGTAGGCGGCGAACTGATCGCGTCGGCCACGATCCGCAACTGGGCGGGCCGCGATGGGACTTGCCGTATCGGCGTCGGAATCTTGGATAGATTCGACCGAATCCGCGATCTTCGCTGCCACGACACCGTCAGCGGCCGGCATGAGAAGAACTGGATGCCGATCACCGGCCGGCGGGAGTGGCTGTATTCATGCAGCCACGAAGGCAGGACGTGCCTCGTCCGCGAAGACGGCAACGATTGGACGGTGACGGCACACGCCGAGGCTCCGCTGGTGGCCCGCGGGTTCCGGGGCGGCTCGCAGCTCGTCGAGCACCCATGGGCTCCTGGTCTGTGGTGGGCGATCGTCCACGAGGTGGCCGTCTCCGGTGGCCGTCGGGTCTATGAGCACCGATTTGTGATGTTCGACGAGGGTGCTGATTGGCGGATCACGCGGGTATCCCCGCCCTTCGCGTTCCGCGAAACCCGCACTATTGAGTTCGCCGCCGGGCTCGCGGTCAGCGACCAGAACACCCTCGTGGCATCGTTCGGCGTGCGGGACGCCGAGGCGTGGCTGGCCTACGTTCCGATCGCCGACGTACTCAACATCATGGTGGACGCATGGGAGTGACCGCATCGGCGGCATGGACCGAATCAGTCCGCAAGCTGCTGGAAAGCAACTGGCGTGAAGATGATTGGTTCGGTTGCGACAGCAGGGTGATTTTCCATTACGCAATGAAGGGTGAGATTTTTCGCCGCTACAAGCCGGCCAGCGTGATCGAGATCGGCACCCGCTGCGGCTACTCGCTGCTGACATTTGAGGCCGCGGCCCCCGGTGCCCACTATCTCTGCATCGACGGGGCGATGGACGCCGACTCCTACGACTGCCTCGCCCACTGGCGGCGGCTGGTCGAGAAGCACCAGATCGACGCCGACCTGGTCGTGGTCGACTCCCACGCAATCAAGAGTCTGCCGCCGGCAGACTTCGCCCACATCGACGGCGACCACTCCTACGCCGGGGCTCTCGCCGACCTCCGGCTGGTGGCCGGAAGCCGGGTGATCTTGGCCGACGACTGCGACAACCGGGAGGTCCGGTCGGCGGTGGAGACGTTCGCCAAAGAGCAAGCCCGGACGGTTGAGTATTTCGATGACGGGCTGCGGCAGGGGGCGGTGCTCACATGAAAGTCGCCATTTACGCCCTCGCCCGCAACGAAGCCGCCAACGTTGAGCGGTGGGAGTCGTCGTGCCGAGAGGCCGACGTGCGGGTGGTCACCGACACCGGCTCCACCGACAACACGGTGGAGCTGCTCGAGGCCGCGGGCGTGACGGTGGCCCGCGGCTGCCCGATCCCGTGGCGGTGGGACGACGCCCACAACCTATCCCTCATGCACGCCCCGGCCGACGCCGATGTGGTGATCCGGCTGGACCTCGACGAAGCCCTCGACCCCGGCTGGCGGGAAGCCCTAGAGCGTGATTGGAAGCCGGAGACCACCAAACTCCGCTACTGGTACTGGTGGTCAGACGTGGTCCGCTTCCGCTGCGACCGCATTCACACCAGAAACGGCTACCGGTGGACCGGGGCGACGCACGAGGGGCTCGTGCGGTGGGACGGCGACGAAGTGCAGACGCAATCGGACGGCGTCGTGATCCGCCACCATCGGCAACCAGGCAAAACCCACTCAACCGACCTCACGCTCCTCCGGCAAGCCGTCCGTGAGAATCCGACCGACGCCCGGATGCAGTGGTATTTCGCTCGCGAGCTGGATTACGCCAACGATGCGGCGTGCGTGGAAGAGTTTGCGAAATACCTTGCCATGCCGGGTGGGGCTCCGAACGAGCGTGCGTATGCCCGCCGGGTCATGGGAAGGCGGGACGAGCATGGGCGTGCCCGCCACATGCTCGGGTCCATGCTAGAGAGCCCGCTGGAGCCGGAGGCATACGTCCACGTCGCCGAGTTGGCGTGGGCGAAGGGCGATCCGGTGGGCACGCTTTACTGGGCACGGCAAGCCCTCAACTGCTCCGACGAAAACCGGTCGCACGCGAGCGATCAGGCGTGCTACTCATATGCCGTACCTGATTTGGCGTGCTCGGCTGCCATGCAGATGGGTCGCTACGGCGAGGCTTTGCTGCACGCCAAGGACGCCCTCTCTAGAAACCCAAATGATGAGAGGCTCAAGAAGAACGTCCGCATACTAGAGACAATGGAATCGGAGGACGGCCCCAAGGCCGAATAAGAATGTCGATCGCCGTTGAAATCGCGGATTCGCTGGCCGCCGCACTGACATCGCATACGTTCTCGGTGCCGTTCGTAGCGTCTAGGAAATATGTTCCGGACTACGACCGGCCAGACCTTGAAGAGCTTCGTGTCTCTGTGGTGCCGGGGCCAGCCGAGACCGAACGGATTTCAAGGGGGCAAGACTTATTTACCCACTCGATCATGGTGATAGTTGCTAAGGCAACCGACGGCAGCAATGGGCAAGTCGATCCGCTCATGCAGTTGTGCGAAGAAATAATCAACGTGATCCGCGGCGACACGATCTCGGCAAGGATGATGCCTGAAGAGGCGAAATACTTCTCGTCCTCGTTCCAAACAATGTTCGACCGAGATACGCTCGGCGATCATCGCGTTTTTACGGCTCAGATAGAGGTTACATACCGAGTCCCACGACAGAACAGTGGAGTTTAGACATGGTGTTTTTCCCGATGGGAGGAAACCCGTTTGCTGCCGCTATGGGCGGCGGGTTTCAAATACCTAGCGTCTCGCTGCGTGTCAGCACGAGTATGTTCTTTGACCGGGCCGCAGTGAAGTCGGCACTGAGTGCGATGGAATACAAAGCCCTCTCAAGGGGGTCGCTGCGGATCAAGGACTATGCGAGGAGGTCGATTCGCAAGATGGGGTCGGCTAGGCCAAAGCTCAAAATCATGAAGGACAATCCTGGCGTGGGACTGAGAGAGTTGGCGAACAGGCCGGGGACCAATAACCGGACTCGCCGTTCGATCCAGACCAGGGTGATGGAGATACAGACGAGGCCGCCGTCACCTCCGGGCACACCTCCGCACACGCACGTCCCTTACTCGCACATGCTCGGCTTCCGCCGAAACCTCTGGAACTACTTCGACGCACAGACTAGGTCGGCCGTCGTCGGCCCAAGCAAGAAGGGAAAGATGCTGCCCTACTTGCACGAGTTCGGCGGCACTCAGACCCTATCCGTGTGGGTATTTCGCAACCGCTATCCGGGCGGCCAAGTCATTACCAGGACTGGTGCTCCGGGAAGCCGACCGGTCAACGGGGCTATGTGGCAGGCCACGTCGCAGCGGCGAGTGGTGAGGTATCCAGAACGTCCGTACATGCACCCGGCACTCATGCGGGCCGTCACCAATGGCGACCTCGCCAAAGCGTTCGGCGGTCAGTTTAGCGCGTCGCAGTCCGGCCGGGGCACGTTCATCCGGGGATCGTAGGTTTACGGGTATACTGGCGTATAGGTACACTAACCTAACCGCATTGCATCAGGAGCTATCGACAAAATGGCCGTTGCCCACACTTACTACCTCGGCAAGAATGGCACATTCACGTTTTCGGGCGGAATCGTCAATAAGGACGTGAAATCCGTCACGGTTAATCGCGAAACATCGGCCGAAGCCGATGTCACCACTCGCGGCAGCGATGATGAGCAGGAGTTCGCGTTCGTTCGAAAAAACACAAGCATTGACGTTACCTGCCTAAACCACACGGTCACTGGGCTCGGTACTACCGGAACGATCACATGCACGCTGTCTCCGTCCGGTCCATTCGTGAGCCCGACTGGCGCGTTCCAGGTCATGAGCATTACAGAGTCGCAGGATCTTGATAACGCGGTCGAGTGGACGATCAACCTCCGAAAGACAGCTACGATTGGGTAATCAGCTCGTCGCAAGAGGTGAGCCGTGCCCGCTGAAAAGTTTGTTCTTGGCCGTAAGTGCTTATTTAGGGTCGACGGCTTCACGCTTGAAAGCGTTCGTGACGTAGGCGTGAGGCGTACCACCAATGAGGTGGACGCCACGGGCTACGGGCACCTATGCAGATCGTCGGTCGTCATTCATCGAACGTACGAGATGGAGGTCGAGGTCTTTGATACGGCAGAGGTTGCAGTGCTCCGATCTGCCGAGTTTTCAGATACCCCTATTACGGTGAAAACGCAGAATGGGCTGATGCCAGTTTCGGCAAAGTTCACTATTCACGAAATCTCGGCCGACGAAGGCATCAACGATGCGGTGGTTGCCAGATTTACTCTCAGACAGTGGGGCCACTAAGTCGAACCAATGAAGGCATTCACGGACACTGAGGGGCGGATCTGGAGCATCCGAGGCAGTCTCGGGGCTTTTGAGCGGGCCAAGACGCTGACCGGCGTCGATATGCTCGACCTTCCAACTACGCAGAACTGCCTCAAAGAAATCAACAACGTCTTCACGCTCGGCCGCGTTCTCTATGCGATGTGCCAAGACCAGGTTGAGTCTCGCGGTTTGACGCCAGAGCAGTTTGCCGACGGGTTCAACGCCGACACGTTGCACGATGCCAGCAACGCCCTTTTGGATGAGGTGGTTTTTTTTTGCCGGAAGGATCTGAGGCCGGCACTCCAGATGGCTCTCGACAAGGCGAGGCAGGCCGACGCAATGGTGGTGGAGACGATGCAGTCGAGGGTGCATCACATGGAGAAGGAGATGGACCTCGTGATCGAGAACCTCCTGACCTCTACCAGCTCTGCTACGAGCTTGCCGGCGTCATCGGAGTCCACCCCGGAGAGTGGACGCTCCGCGGCCTCGTCTGGGCGGCCACAGCCAAGCAAAAAGAAGCGTGGGGCCACACCTCAACCGTCGTAGCCCAGCACTATTCAATCCACCGCGATCCAAAGAAGAGGCGTGAGCCCTACAAGCCGCACGAGTTCAATCCGTTCTGCGAGAAGTCAAAGCCAAAGATGCTCGACGAGAAATCATTCGCTGAAATGTTTGGGGACTAAGAATGGCTGGCGCCGGTGGAGTTCGTGCCGGTGGTGCCTTCGTAGAAATCTACGCTAAGGACACACGATTCCAGCAAGCCATGGCTCGCGTCCAGGGCCGGCTCAAGGCTATCGGCTCGACGATGCAGGCTCTTGGCACGTCGATGTCTCTCGTCGGGACGGCCCTCGGGCTCCCGATGGTGCTCGCGGCAAAGACGGCCGCCAAGTTTGAGGATGCCATGCTCGGCATGAAGGCCGCGGCTGGCCTGACTGACGGCGAGCTGAAGGCGGTCGAGCAGGCCGCACTCAACTTATCGAAGACGATGAACGTCGCGCCGTCCGGCATCGCGGAGGCTTTCCTTGAACTGCTGAAGGCCGGAATGTCGCTCGAGCAAGTGCTGGGTGGTGCCGGCAAGGCCGCGGTAGAGTTTGCAAGGGTGTCGGGCGTCGAGATGGCAGACGCTGCCGTATTTATGAAGGTTTCGATGAACACGTTCGGCGTATCGGCTACGCAAGCAGTCGATACGCTTTCCGCTGCCGCGGATGCCAGCGAAACTTCAATCGCGTCCATGGTCGAGTCGTTCGGCTTGGTCGGATCTGCCGGTGCTCTGTTCAATCAGTCTCTTTTTGATATTTCGCAAGGTCTGGCGGTGTTGGCAAGGTTCGGCATCAAAGGAGAAGAAGCCGGCACGGGTATCAAAACGGCCCTAATGCGTCTCACGTCTCCGGCCAAGGAATCTGAGGATGCACTGGCCCAAATCGGACTCACCTTGGAGAGTTTTCGGAATGCCGACGGAGAACTGCTTCCGCTCGTCCAGATTGTTGGCGTCCTCCAGGATGCGTTAGTCGGCGTCGATCAAGTGATGCGAGACCGGATCCTCGGCCAAGTGTTCGGCGACCGCGGTATCCGAGTGGTCGGTGCATTCCTCAACGTCGGCGTTGCTGGATTTGAAGACATCGCCGACGCGATGGAGGCAAACCTTCCGGTGGCGCTCAAGTTCCAGATCCTTATGAGCGGAATCACTGGGGCGATGCAAACGATGTATGCGGCCGTCGAGCGGCTGACAATCGCGTTTGCGAAGGCTCTCGGGCCAAATATTGCCTACGCAGCGGCAGCGGCCGCAAAGTTCATCGACATTGCGGCGGCCCTCATTTCAGCCTTCCCAGGCGTGACAACGGCAGTGGTCGGGGCCACGGTTGCACTCGTCGGGATGGGCGTCGTGCTCATAGCCACCGGGCTCGCATTCAAGGCGCTCGCCGCTGGGGTGGCGGTGCTGTCGGCAGCCTTGGCATTGCTCACGTCGCCGATTGGTCTGGCAGCGGCCGCCCTAACGGCCGGCGTGGCGATCATGCTGGTGAACATGTACAAGCTGTCACCAGCATTTGCCGAGGAAATGGACGCGATCATGGCGGCGGCGATGGCGCTTGATTTTGGAACCGCGTGGCAGCTCATGAACATCAACCTCGCCATCGCGTTGGTTGAGATGCAGCAGCGTTTCCATGACACGTTCTCCGCGGTGAAGAACACGGTCATGGGAGTTAGTGATTGGATTGGCGACAAGCTGATTGAGGGGCTGGACCGTTTTCTAGGTCTTTTCGGTAGCGACATTCTTTGGTTGCAGGGGAACCTTGAGAAGCTCGGGAAGTATTTCAAGGCGGCGTTTGATTGGGACTTCGCCTTGAACGGATTGACCGACGCCCTCGCGGCCGTCGACGCCCGCATTGAGAAGGAGAGGGCGAAGGCCCCGAATGCCGATGCTCGGGCTCAGGAAAGGGACGCGGAGATGGATCGCAGGGCGAAGGCACGCCAAGCGGCCGACGACGAGGCCCAGAAGAATCGCCCCGGCACGATCGACGAGCTGAAGGCAGAGCGGGAAAGGATCAAGAAGAAGGGCGAGGAGAATCGCAAGAAGGTGGAAGAGGTTCGCCAGAACGAAGCGAAGCGCGGCGATCTTGAAATGCCCATGATGGACGCCGCGGCTGGTGGCGTCACCGCCAAATCGGTCGGCACCTTCTCCGCAGCACTTGCCGGCAGGATCGGAGTCGGGCCGGAAATCCAAGTAATGAACGCCATTGCGGACAACACCGGCAGAGCTGCCGACGCGCTTGAAGGGATGCTGCAGGGCAACTTCAAGAACGCCAACCCTCTTGGCGACATCAACGCCGTAAATGGTGCGATCGCGGCCGCGGCCCGCGTGCAAAACGCCCCGGTTGCCGGCGGTGACGAAGCACTCGTGACCCCTATGGAGCAGACGGCGGCATCGGTGGCCGAATCTACGCGGCACCTAAGAGAGCTTGTTGGCCTGGCCCGTTCGGGCGGGCTCGCGTTTGCATAAGTGAAACAATGGCATATCCAAAAGTAATCGAACTATTCGACTCCGGGTCCGGTGGGCTGACGACCAACGACAAGGGCGGCCTTGAGCGTGAGGTCACGCTGCGGTGGCTTGTGTCGCAAAAGGCCGGATACCTAGAAGCAGAACAGTGGGCGACAGAAAACTCCCCGCTCTACCAGTACGGCCACAAGCGATCCAGGATCGACATTCGAGGGCTGGGCAACTACTGGTGGGAGATTTCCGCTCAGTACGTCAATCTTGCGATCAACTCCGACGAGGAACAGCCAGACCAAAACTCGCAGGATGACGGCGGCGACGGTGTTTCTGGAAGTATTTCGTTTGACACGACCAGCGGCACCGGGCACATCACGCAGGCGAACAAAAAGAATGTCGCCGGCCTTACGGACGGCACAGGCCAGTCGAAATATGCGGTCGCACCTGGGACCGCACCAGACGTAGAGGGGGCCATAGACATTGAGGGCGACCAGGTCCGCGGCGTCGACGTAACCATACCGGCGTTCACTTTTTCAGAGACGTGGACTTTCCCTTCGGAATCCGTGGTCAAGAGATACCTCGCGGACGTGTATGACTTGACCGGAAAGATCAACAATGCGTCATGGCGAATGTTTGAAAAGGGAGAGGTGCTTTTCCTTGGGGCACGCGGCCAAGTGGATCGCGGTGCGTCAAAGTGCCAAATCACCTTTTCGTTTTCCGCGAGCCCAAACAAGAAAAACCTAGAAGTCGGCGCAATAAGTGGGATCAACAAGGGCGGCTGGGACTACATGACAGTCACCTACGAAACCGCCGCCGTAGCCGAGTCAATCGTCAAGCGGCCCAAGTTTGTTTACGTCAACAGCGTCTATGAGGGCGGCGACTTCACGAAACTCAATATCGGCGGGACAACCTTCCCGCAAGTCTGGCAGCCAAAAAAGGATTTCGGTAAGTAATGTCAGGCGATCCTTACGCAAAAGCACAGCCGGGCGAGAAGCTGAAGATCCATGCGACGACCTGGAATCGGGTCGTGGATCTTGTGAAGCCAGGGGCGGCTGCCGCACCAGGCGAGGAGTTTTCGTATCGCCGGACCAACTTCCGCGTCTACTGCCAAAACAAGACGAGCGGCACAGTGCCACAGTGGGGCGTGCTGCATATCGACGGCGTGCTGCCGACACCAAGCGGCAGCACGGGCACGGCAACGGAAGGCTTTCAGTCCTCGCCGGCCGTCATTGGGAAAACGCCAACTGGCACGACCAACGGTAGTTTTGTGATCGCCGTCGAGCCGATCGGTGCCGACAAACTTGGCATGGCCGCGATCGACGGGGTCGTGCAGTGCAAGCTGGACGTGACAGACGCGAGCCATCGGTTTGCGACCCCAAAGCCAGGATCAACGACGGAGTTGAAAACGGCGTCGTCCGGCGAGGCCGCGATTCTATGGAAGGAGAGCGGCACCGGGGCTGGGAAGTGGGGGCTCGTGCGGATCGGCGCTGGAAGCGGTGGCGGCGTGAAGGTCGGCAAGATCACCGGCACCTGGACCAAGGGGTCGACGCAAACCGTGTGGGAATACACAGGGGCCGGGGTCCAAGCCAGCGGGCCAAGCGGGCCGCTATCGCTGACCGGCGTCAATAGGTTTGTGACGGTCACCGTGTCTGGAACCTCTGGAAGTGCAGCCAAGTGGGTCGCGGTAGCGAACGTCGATTCGACGTGGCACCTGATCGCGGCGGAGTGCTCGTGATGGTGCTACTACCTAACTGTGGGTGCTGCCGAAGCCCATGTGAAGCGTGCGTAGACATTTATAAATCATTTTCAATCCAGGTAAACGCCGACAATAAATGCCACCCAACCGCTGGCCCTGAATGCACGATCACTATTCCAAGTGAGTATTCGCTTCCGGTTACCGTCAGACTATCAGGCATTGTTGATGACGATTTAAAGTTCAACGGAAGCATCGTTGAGCCAGGTCGGTACATCTACGCTGACAACTGCAACGGCGGCCACTACATCGGAACAGCAAATGGCGGCCCAGGGTACGTTGACGAGACCGCAGACGATCAGTCATTCACGCTAAAACTGGTTGACAACTTTGGCATGGTTAGTTGGATGTCACTCAAAGTGTGTATTGACCCGGAAAACGAGCAGGGTGTGTGCATCCCTCCAACGACCGACTGCCCGATTCCGCCGCCGCCCGACGTGCAGTGCTGCAAACGCATTGCCAACTGCGGAGGCGTATATATATCAACATGCGCAACTGTGCCGGCTGACGTGTGCTGTAAGTCGTATGCCAACGGAGACGACACTGGCTGTGACGGTATTTCGCCACCTTATACGTCATGCGAGACCGAGGGGGCTTCTCCAAGTTTTTCGCCGCCGTACGACTGCTTGAACGGAAGTTTTCAAGGTGGCGCATGGGTGAAAATCTCTGGCTGGGACGCATCCATTCAAGAAATCATAGACGATGGAAGTCCAATCATAGGGGATGCCCTCTTAGCGAATGCCTTCCTCGAATCAAAGATAAATCAGACATTTTTTGTGCCTTTTGATTGCCTTGGGGCTGGGCAACTCGCGCTCGACCTTGGGCCTGGCGAGACGTATCCAGGGGGTTCAGAATGCTCGGGAGCAAACTTGTTCCTCTACATTTATGTCAACCTTTGTGCAAGAACAGCAGGCGTTGCCATTCGCCACGCTGGGTGCTACGGCGTGGACGACATATCTATTGACCTTGGTGCGCTGAGCCCTATCAGCGTGCCGTGCAACTACTGGACTGGGTGCAACTGCGAAGGTTACTCAGGCAGCATTCCTGTCGGTGGCATATCCGGCGGCGGAACACTGACTGTTTCCAGTTCGTGACATTGGTGATTTATGGACGTTCTCTGCCAGTTTGAGCAGCAAGATGACGGGACGCACTTGTGTCCCGTATGCGGGCTGCGCGCTCCAAAGATTGCCGTCAGTCCTGTTGCAGTGTGCCGGCCGCGAACGCAGCATTTAGCCACGCAGGATGACTCACACAAACCGCCCATCGGGCCTGGGTCGATGCTGAAAGGTCTGCTGCGCGACTGGCTCGGCATTGAGGCAAGCCCGACGTGCCGGTGTAACGGAATGGCAATCAAGATGGACCAACTCGGCCCGGACTGGTGCATGTCCGACGGCGGCATGGCCGAGATTCTTGGAGTGATGCGTGACGAGCACGCGAAGCGGTGGGCGGATGGGGCGACCATCCTCCCGTGGACCGATTTCGCGGCGCGGAAACTCGTGATGCTTGCTTGCAAGCGGGCACGCGTCGCGTCCGCCCCCGAAAACAAGGGTTGACACCCGTACACTATCCGCGAGGATCGTGCTATGGGCACGCTCGTCGACCGCATCAACGCGGCTGCCGCCGGCATCAAATCCGCCCCCCGCGGGTTTGAGTCTCGGCTGCCGCCTGCCGTCCGCGAGCAGCTCCTAGAGATCCGCCGGCAGTGGCAGTCAGGTGAGCTGCAAGTCTCCGCGTGCTGGCTAGCAGATCAGATCGTCGCCATGGCGGCGGCGGATGGATTCCCGGTGTGTGGTCGCCAAGGGCTCCGGCAATGGCTGACAAGGAAAGACTGATCGACCGGGTGAAGGCCGCGGCCCCGCCGCCGGCTCCAGCCGCCGACGCCGAGCAAGTCACGAAACGCCAGGACGGCGACGTGCTCGAGGCCAGGTCCACGTCGCGGACGATCCGGACGGTCGAGGATTTGCTGCGGCATATCGAAGCGGACCTCGACCGGTACGAGGTCGCGGCGAGTGAAGCGACCAAGTGGGAGAGCGCCAGCGTCGACCGAAATACCGGGCAGCCGGTGGTAACAGAGTTGTTCCGGGTGTTTGTGCGGTTGAAGCCGCGGGGCGGGCCGACAACTAGGGAAATCGTGAACGGGCTGATCGCGGCTGCGTCTAGTTCGCTACGGCTTCCCAAGCGGGGCGGGCACGGCCGCAAGCAGTCCGGCTTGTGGAGTGTGCTGGTGATGAGCGATCTGCATTTCGGCGGTCGCTCCTGGCGTCACACGACCGGCAGCGACTACGACTTGTCGATCGCCGCCGAGCTGGTCGGAAAGACGGCGAGCCGGCTGATTGACCGGAGTGCTGCTTCGTGCCGGCGGACCATTGTCCTCGCTGGCGACACGCTGCATTTCGACACGATCTCAGGGACCACTACGGGGGGCACCTACATCGACCGCGACTCTCGGCTGCAGAAGACGATCGAGATGGCCGTCGCTGCCATCGCCGGAGTGGTGGAGCAGTCTGCCGAAACGCTGCCGACTGAGGTTGTCTTCGTTCCCGGCAATCACGACACCGCGATGGCGTGGGCTCTCCAAAAGATATTCGCCGAGCGGTATCGGGACGACAAGCGTGTGTCGGTCAACACAGAGTTCACGTCAAGAAAGTATTTGACGCACGGCGGCAATCTGATCGGCGTCACTCATGGCGACAAGGCGAGGAAGAAGCTGAGTGGCGTGATGGCGATTGAGGCCGCGGCCCAGTGGTCGCAGTGCCGACATCGCGAGTGGCACGTCGGGCACCTTCACCACCAGGCCGCCGAGGTTGGGACGATCGACAGTGTGATCGTCCGGACGGCACCGACGATCGTTCCTCCGGATTCGTGGCACGTCGACATGGGCTTCGTCGGGGCCGAGCGTGCGATGCAAGGCTTCGTGTATTCGCAGCGTGGCGGGCTGCACGAGATGCACATGGAGTATGTCGGGGGTGCGAAGTGACAAAACCTATGCCCTTAGAAACTTCGGCAGAGGTTTTGTTACACGAACCGCTAACTGAGGAATACATCGCGACGGTCGTGCGTGACGCCCGTCGCTATCAAGGGCAGTGGACCGGAACAGCGGGCACGTTGGCGGCCCACTGCATGAGACTCGTGAGAGAGAGGGAAAGAATGCTGGAAGCGAATCGAGAGAAAGAGGCTGGCGGGGCGATGCTGGAAGCAGCGTGGGAGAAATACCGGCGGGACCAAATCGCCCCAGACGGCGAGCCGATCACCCGGCGGGTCTACGGTGCCAGCGGCGATCAGCCGGAGCAGACTCCCGCCGAGCAGTTGTGCGAGAGGACGGCCGAAGTCATTCGCGACCGACGGCCCAAGTATGGCGGGCCGCAAAAGCATTTCGCCAGGACGGTCGGCATGGTCAATGCCGCGTTCTCCGAGGTGCTGAAGCGACCGCTCACCGAAGCGGATTGGGCCACGATCATGATCTTGGACAAAATCGCCAGATTCAGGGGTCCAAGTTCAACCATCGACGGACCCGTCGACATCGCCGGCTACGCCGCGTGCCTCTACGAGGTCATGGACCGAGAGGGCCAGTGAACATTCGTACAATGGTGGTAGAGGGTGCTGCATGACCGACTCGTTGTTTCGATCAACCGCCAGGGGCCGCGAGCCGCTGGCGTCGGCCAGCGATGCCGGCGAGCACGTTCATTACGAGCCCTCGCGGCGTGTCGGGATCGGGTCGATCACCAGCCGGAAGCCATCAAGCCGCACGCCACTGACGTTTTTTGAGTACCTCGCCCTACGGGCTGGCCTCACGCTCGCCGAAGCTAAAAGACTCCACGAAGAAGGGAAGATTCGCTGATGCCTACGTCACTTACCATTGCCGGGTCGACTCGTCTCGCATGGTCGCTCGCCGATTCTCAGTCGGCCGCCTCGTACTCCGCGTCCGGCGAGGAGCGGTCGTCTAGGTCAATCTCAAACGGCACCGACGTAGGCCAGGCCAACGTCGCCGCGAGCACGACCATCACCGGCACGCAGGCCGGATTCTCGCTGGCAATCACGGGTATCACGGGGTCAATCCTCGGGGCTACGCAAACCGCTCGCGTGAACACCGTTCGCGAGCTGCTCGTCCAAGTAAATACCGGCCCGACCGGCGGGTTTGTCACCATGACGCACCCCGGCATCTCCGGCGTGCGGATCGGCAATGGCGGGCAGTTCCATCTGGCCGACTACGGGTCCGGCATCACCGGCGGGACGTTGGCGTTCGCCGCGAGTGTCACTGGCACTTATTCGGTCGACGTTACCGCGGTTGGCGTGGGGACGTATTCGTGATCGCCGACGCACCGATCGCCGTCGCAGAGGCCGCCCCTGGTGGTGTGCTCACGAAGATCGACGCATTCATCAGCGCCGCCAGGTCGTCGGCCGCCGACGGCCTCACTTGGGCTGAGTTCGGGGAGTTGCTGGTCGCCCTTCTGCACCTCGCGGTCGCGGCCATCGACGCCGTCACCAGCATGACGGGCGAGGAGAAGAAGGCCGCGGTGCTCGACGGTGTGGGGCGGTTGTTCGACGCCGTCGCTGACCGCTGCGTGCCGCTGGTTCTGTGGCCGCTATGGGGGCTGTGCCGCGGCCCCGTCCGGCTCTTGGTTCTCGCCCTCGCGTCCGGGGCGGTCGAGCAAATCCTTCCACTTGTGAGGCTCGCATGATTCCTACGCTTCTCGTTCTCGCAGCGGTGGCAGCCTGGTGCTGGCCTCACCTCCAGCCGTTGGCCGAGAAGGCCAAGGCCGCCGCCGCCAAACTCACGCCCCGCCACTACGCCGGCATCGCACTAGTGGCCGCGGCCGTGGCGTATGGGCTTGGCCCGTCGGCGTCTCCCGCCCCCGGCCCGACGCCGGCCCCCGACGCCGGCACGTTTTCGCTGGCCGGTTTGTTCGCGGGTGAGACGGCATCAGAGGACGCGGCCCTCATCGGTGCCATGTGTTCTGAGCTGGCCGACGAGATTGAGTTTTCTTCCGGAAAGCCGGACGGCTACCTCTCCACCGGGATCGCGGTCGACGAGTTGCGGAAGCGGACCCGAATCCTCCGCTGCCGTGGTATTTCGATCGGCGACCGGCAGCCGGCAGCACGGGACGCGATCGCCAAGTACCTCGAGGACGCAGTGGGCACCGACGGCGGGCCGCTGACGCCAGAGCAGCGGACGGCGTGGGTTGTGGCATATCGCGATCTTGGGAGGGCAGCCACCGATGCGGCGAAGTGATTGGTCGTGGTCTGCGATCGCGTTCGTGACGTTCGCGGCGGTGCTGGGGACGATCGTCTCGCGGTACGTTTCCAAGCTGGCCGACAAAGTTGAGAGCAACTTTGGTTACGTCCCCGACGCCGAGGGCACACGCGAGTTCCTTCGCGAGCTGGATCAGCCGCTATTCCGCCAGGCCGGTGCCGATGTCATCGCTGGGGCTAAGGGGAATGACGCCTACCTTTATCGTTTCGCCGACCGCTGCCACCGGCAGAAGTACGGCAAGCCGTTCGGGCCGCTCAACCAGGGCAGTGCAGGAACGTGTGTCGGCCATGGTTGGTCGATGGGAAGTTATGTAACGCAAGCCGTGGAT